TTAGGAGCATCTATTACTGCTGGATTCAATTCGAGGTTCGTAGACTTTAGATCTGGATCATATGGATTTACCCCTCCAGTTCCTGTAGATATTATTGCATCTGCAACTGCTAGAACATTTAATAATAATTCACTTTCTTACCCATCTGAATTTTTAATTAACTTTATTCAGATGGACTTCGCCCAGTATGTGGCACCATCTACTTATAGTTCTGGATTTCAGATGACCAAACAGCTCGGATCGGTAACGTTACCACTTCCAGCTAATCTAACAGAAGCGTATGACGTTCAATACAATGACGTTGCTTTAGGTATGTTCGGTGGTGAATTTGCAGACGTTGCTAAAGGACTAGCTAACATTACGCCAGGTAATAATTTTGCAGGAGCTCAAAACATTGGTGCTCAGGTACGCGAAAGACTAGCTAACGCTGATACTATCTACGCATTATCAAGAAGAGCCGTTGGAACGGTCTCAGAAGGCTTGGGTACTATTTTTGATCAAGTAACCGGTAAAACTCCCAACCCACACCTTTCGGTTGCCTTTCAAGGTATTGGGTTTAGATCACATAACTTCTCTTGGAGACTATCTCCCAACTCAAAAGAAGAGAGTGATAGAATCAAAGAAATTATTGCATTCTTAAAAGCAAGAATGCTTCCGCAACGTGATGGTTTCTTCTTAAGATATCCAGACGTTGTTAAACCTACATTAGTTATTGGTAATAGTGCTAATCCATACTTCTTTGCCTTCAAGCCTTGTGTAATTGATCAGATGTCTGTTAACTATGCTCCATCAGGACAGCCATCGTTTGTAAGAGATCAGAATAATATGCTTGCTCCGATGGAAGTAGAGATTACACTAGTACTAAAAGAAATCGAAATCTGGACTACAGAGCCAGGCGATAAAAGATATGTTGCGAGAGGATAAACATGTTTGACTCAGGATACTTCGGTAAATTTCCAGTAATTCCATATGCAAATCATAACGTAAAGCATATATTCTTACGTTCTCGTTTTTTTGAAGGTATTAAGAAGAATGAGTTTAACCTTCTTCCATATACTGTTAAAGAGGGTGAGAGACCAGATACACTTGCCTATAACTATTACGGTAATTCAAAACTGTCGTGGATGATCTATCTTGTAAACGAAATTTATGATCCCTATTTTGAATGGCCGATGTTTGGAATAACATTTGATAATTTTATAGTAGAAAAATTTGGTAGCATTCAAGAAGCAAAGAACAGAATTAAATATTGGCGTGTAGAATGGACGTCAGACGAATCACAACTTCTAGAAGGAAATTTTGATAGCCTTCCTGCATCTAAGAAAAAGTATTGGGTTCCATTTATTGGATTTAATAATAGAATTAACTACTATGAACGAAAGAAGGTAGACTGGATTGCTACAACTAATAAAACAGTTACAATCACCACTACTTCAAATACTGATGATATTGCACTAGGGGAGAGAGTATCACTTGCCTCAAACACTCAGGTAAACGGAGTGTTGACATTTGTGAGTAATAACTCGATTGTTCTTAGCCATGTTAATTACACATTCCCTCTTGGTGCTAATCTAGTAAGTAATACGTCTAAAGTTTCTATTACTACATCTTCAGTAGTAAACAACTCAATTGTAAATACTATTTCTGCAGAGGAGCAGGAGTATTGGCAACCTGTTACCGAATATCAATACTATCAAGAGTTAAATGATCAACGCAAAGAAATTAGATTGGTTGATAAACAATATGCTGGCGCACTTGATGCCATTTTAACAGACTTACTGAGATAATAATGAATAGCTTTAAGCCTGGAATTGCACAAATTAAAAATGTCTATATTACTACTAGAAATAGAGGTACTGTAGATATCTACCCTCAAGTAAAGTCTATCAACGTGTATGAAGACATTACTAAGCCATACCTGTATGCTGAAATCTATATGAACGATTCGATCGGTCTATTAGATGGACTTCCTATTGTTGGTGAAGAGGTAATTAAATTTTCCGTAACTACAATGGGGTTAAGTTCTTTTATGGATCTTACCTTTGTTGTCTATCAAGTTGCGTCTGGCCAACAGGGCGATGTAGGTAAGAACGCGCAATATGTTTTAAAATGCGTATCGAAAGAAATGATGGATAATGTATCTGTAAGAGTAAGTAAAGCCTATAATGACACTATTTCAAACATGGTATCTGATATTCTTAGAAACTACTGTGGATGTCAGAAGCCAATCACGATTGAAGCAACCAAAGGCACACAGGAAATTATTATTCCAAACTTACACCCATATCAAGCTATCGACTTTTTGAGACGAAGAGCGGTGTCTAACGAGAATACTTCGTCATCTTATGTCTTTTTTGAGAATCAATATGGTGTATTCTTTTGTACTATGGAAAAGTTAATTCAATCAGGTGTTGTAGGATCAAGAGTGTTTAGATGGATGCCTACAGCTGGTGTAAGTGCCGATCAATCTCAAGCATTTAGAAGTATTATAGAATATACTCAGGCATCTCGTTTTCAAGCTGTGGATAAGCTTAATAAGGGTGTAGCTCAAAATACTTTGGCATTTGACTTCTTAACCGGGTCAATCATTCCTACAAATTATAATTCACAACAAGGCGGTATGACGTTTATGGGAGGTGTTCCTACTAACAGCGCTGCTTTCTATCAGACTGCAGGTATAACTAAATCGATAACTCCAACACCAGCTATCGTTCCTAAAGATACCTCAAAACCAGAGACATACATAGAGTATATGCTAAACGCTAGAGAAGTATATACTACACAAGTTTCTCAAAATAAAACTAATATATTAGTATATGGAGATTGTGGATTGAAAGTGGGTGATATGATTACATTGGCGCTGCCTGATCCAATGGCCAGCAGTAAGACTACATCAAGCTTGGTATCGGGTAATTACATGGTGGCAAAGGTGAGACATATGTTTGAAAAGGAAGGTGAATTGATGCATAAAATGTCTTTGGAAACAATCAAAGGTGACTTTAATAAATCTGCAGGAACGGTGTACGCATAATGACTACTAGAGCATTTGGACAAGATATTAGATTCTTTTTTGGAGTTGTAGTAGATAGGGCTGACCCACTTCAACTAGGACGATGCAGACTACGAATTTTAGGAATACACTCATTTAACGAAACAGAGGTGCCTACCGCCTCTCTTCCATTTGCGATTCCTATCTCTAATCTTAATAACCCTCCTTTTAGATCTGTGGGTACTGCGCCTCTTGGTCTTATTGTGGGATCGGTAGTATTAGGATTTTTTGCTGATGGTCCGGAAGGACAAATTCCATGTATGCTAGGTGTTCTCCCATCTGTTCCTGGTGGTGTAAGAAAAGACGAAAAAGGTAATGTAGATCCTCAGTCTCTTATATCTGATATGCCATTCAGTGCAAGAGGAATTCCTGACTATTTACAGCAGCCGGGTTGGAAGCCTATTGCAGGAGAACCTCCTTCGTACTTTGCTGGTTCGTCAGCATATCCATATAATAAAGCCTCACGTACTGAAGGCGGCCATGTTTGGGAAGTAGACGATACACCAGGTAAAGAAAGATTATTAGTCGGTCACGCTACAGGCACCTATTGTGAGATAAGTAATGATGGTAGAAAAGTATTTAGAACTGTCGGTAACGACTTTAACGTTGTTAAAGAGAACCGTATTGATTACATTACTAAGAACCTAATTATTCAAGTTGGTGAGAACATCGTTCAAATTGCTAACGGTGCCATTATTATGAACTCTAATTCTGCGATAGCTTTTACCGCCAGGGGCCCTATGATGATGGCATCGCAAGATTCAATTACTATGGTAGCCCCTAAGATAAACATAAACTAACATGGCTACACAAGTAACAAGAGCAGACAAATATACCCAAGTACCTAGATCGTCTGAGACGTCTAGCGATTTTCATGTGGATTTGGATATTCATCCAGATACCCTAGACGTGCTTCGTCTTACAAATGAGAACGCTGTAAAGCGCTCCATTCGCAATCTGTTGCTTACTAATAATTACGAGCGCTTTTTTGATCCTATAATGGGATGCAATATTACTGCTATGTTATTTGAGCCAGTTGGTCCGGCGATAGAGCAGCAACTTAAAACAACTATAGAAACTACTATTAGAAATTACGAATCAAGAGCGGCGATTGAAGACATTACAGTTAAAGCATCTCTAGATGAGAATGCATATCTCGTATCATTAAAATTTCGCGTCCTAAATAAGGTAGAGCCCGTTTCTATGGATTTCAAACTGTATAGGATCAGATAATGCCATCCCAATCAACACTCAATCTGGCAACGTTAGACTTTGATGAAGTCAAAGCTAACCTTAAGTCGTTTTTAAAATCACAGGACAAATTCAAAGATTATAACTTTGAAGGCTCTAACATGTCTGTTCTTATGGACCTGTTGGCGTATAATACGTTCTTGAACGGCTTCTATCTTAATATGATTGCTAGTGAGATGTTCTTAGATTCAGCACAGCTAAGAGATTCAGTAATCTCTCACGCAAAAGAATTAAACTATATTCCTCGCTCATTTAGATCGTCAAGAGCAGAGATTGACCTATTTGTTTATCCTTCTACTAACAACGTTCTAAACGTTACTATTCCAAAGGGAACATCGTTTTCTTCAAGAAACGGGTCAAACGTATTTTCATTTGTTACTCAAGAGAATATAGTTATTACTGATAAGAATGCCAACGGAGCATTCTTTACTCAAAAGCTTCCTATTTTCGAAGGTACATATGTCACCGATCAATTCGTGATGGACTATTCTCTTCCAGTACAGAGATTCCTTCTATCTAATCCTACTATTGATATTTCATCGATTCTAGTAACCGTTACAGAAAATGCTGGTTCAAACACTATTATATACAGCCAGGCAGAATCTCTATTTAACGTTGGTGCAACCTCTTCAGTCTATTTCTTACAGCCGGCTGAGGGCGATAGATATGAAATTCTATTTGGTGACAATACCTACGGAAGAAAACCTGTGAATGGTGCAGCCGTTCTAGCTGAATATAGAATCTCTTCTGGTGAGCTTCCAAACGGTTGTCGTGTGTTCGTTAATGACGGTAATATTGATGGACATGCCAATGTACAAATTATAACTCGTACGTCAGCTAATAGAGGTGCTGTTGCAGAAAATACTAATGAAATTAGATTCAATGCTCCAAGACACTTTCAAACTCAAGAGCGTGCGGTTACAGCGTCTGATTACGAAACTCTTCTTATTAAAAATTATCCAGAAATTCAAGCTATTGCCGTGTATGGTGGTGAGGAAGCTACCCCTCAACAATACGGTAAAGTTTTTCTTTCTATCGACATTAAAGACGCTGATGGAATTCCTGACTCTAAGAAAGCAGAATATATTGCGTTTCTGAAACCAAGAACCCCGGTTTCTATTGAGCCAATCTTTATTGATCCTGAATTTACATTCGCACGAGTAGAGACTACTGTAAAGTATAATTTTACTACTACATCTCTTTCACCTAATGATATTAAGACACAAGTAGTGGGTGTTATTGAACAATATAATATTGGCAATCTATCTGACTTTAAAGTTAAACTCCGTAATTCAAAACTGCTAGAAGAAATTAACAACGCCCATCCATCCATTGTTTCGGCAACTTGCGATCTCAAACTAATTAAAAAATACAGACCTACCCTCAACACAGGCGGTCTAACATTCACAATTAACTTTGGTACTGCACTTAATAACACATATTCTGCTTTACCAGAAAACCATTCCGATCTACTAAGAAAAGCACTTACATCTTCACGCTTTACTTACGAAGGCAAGAAATGTACCTTAGAGGATGACGGTGCAGGTTCTGTCCGTATTGTATTTACCGAAAATGCTGTAACTAAGACTGTTGCGGTTATCGGTGATATTGACTACGCAACCGGTCGAGTAAACATTCGAAACTTTAACATTTCTCAATTAGAAGGTGATGATTTAAAAATTATTGCCGAGCCTTTAGAGAAAGATATTGAGACTGGTCAAAACATTATTCTTGAAATTAAAACAGAAGATATTATCGTAACAGTTAATGCAGTAAGAGAATAATGAAAGAGATAGAAACCCTTTTAACGCCTTTTATTAGAGAGCAGTTCCCTTCCTTTTATAAGGAAGAGGGGCCGAACTTTATTGAGTTTGTTAGAGCATACTATGAATGGATGCAACAAACCGATAAGGTAAATTACTATATTCGTAATCTGCCCGAATTCAAAGATATTGATCTTACTCCTGATTCTTTCCTAGTACACTTTAAAGAAAAGTATGCTAAGAATATTCAGTTTAACATTGAAACAGATAGAAGAACGCTTCTAAAGCATGCTCTAGAACTATACCGTTCAAAGGGCACAGAGAGGGCGTTTACTTTATTTTTTAGATTAGTATATGGTGACGATCCAGAAATCTATTACCCATCAGAAGACATCATGTCTTTGTCTTCAGGAAAATGGAACAAGCCTGTCTATCTAGAGCTATCTTATTCACCAAGAACAAAAGATTTTGTTCGTAGACAAATTAGAGGACTAACCTCTGGTTCTACGGCGTTCGTTCAATCGTACTATAAAAAGCGCGCATCTGGTAAGTATATTGACATTATCTCTTTAACTAATCTCTCTGGTGACTTTGAGACTAACGAGATTATTACTGATGATGGTACTGTAGTAGACTGTCCAAAAATCATTGGGTCACTATCAGATCTTATTATTCTAGATGGTGGTGCAAATTATTCTGTCGGTGATATTTTAAATATCTCCGGAGGTGGTGGTATTCTCGGCAGGGCTCGAGTTGCTGCAACTGCTAATTCAATCGGTGCGGTTGATTTTAGTATTGCTGATCAAGGATGGGGATATTCAACCCAAAACAACACCTCAAGAGTATATGTGGCAGAAAAGATTCTTTATCTTGCTAACATTGTCTTTCCCACGTTCAAACCGTCGGTGATTTTTATCCTAACACTACCGGGGAATATCTATTCCTTGATACTATTACACAACCTAAAATAAAAATTAACGCTAATAACTTTGCTGGAAACGTTAATAGTACCGATATTGTAAATGGGCTTTCAATCACTCAATATTATGCAAATGGTGCTAAACAAGCAAACGGCTATCTTCTTGAAATAACACCTGCAGCTGCAAACGTTATTACATATACTGTTGTTCCTAATATTGGCACCTTTACAGCTGGTGAT